CATGCTTTATCTCTTGTTGGGTTACTGATTTGTATATCATCAAATAGTCCTGTATTCATTTCTCTTATATCCTTCCGTTTCATTTCCACTCCTTCATTTCGCCGTAGTTATAACCATAATGTGCCTCACAAGCTACGGGTAAACCCTTAGCCCAGTCGGGTGTCTTAGACATACATTCAACAATAAACTTGCAAGCCTCGTCAACTTCTTCTTCGGGGACTACGCATACCGCAGCGTCATGCACCGTAAGCACCACAGGGTATCTCTCATTGATAGCTATCATTTGTTCACCTACGATACAACGAGCAAGGGCTTGGACTACGTTCTCCACCACGGCCCCGCCCCATAGATGTATGTCTCCCCTACGAGACTTATAGATAAACTGAGGTTTGCCGTTTTCAACCTCAACTGTGAGCTTGGGATAGCGGATGTAACAACCGTTGGGCAAAAGAATCCCCTCCGAATTGACAGTCAGGCAACGGTGTACATCTAGATAATACGGCTTTTTTGCGCCAGCGAAAATACTTGATAGCGCATCTTCGCAATCTTTCCACAGATCAGTGATCTTGTCGTTACTTAGCCTATACAGATCAACGATGCGCTTGGCTTCAAACTCATCGACCACAACACCTGGGGGTGTAGTCTTTAGGGTGTGCTGTAACTTAATTGCGCCAGTGCCATATCCAAGTCCGAGTATGCAGGTTTTACCCACGAACCTTTCAATGGGGTTTTCTTTGGTGATTTGTCTACCATATACTTCCGACGCAAAGAGGGAGTAAACATCATCCCCACTGGCAAAGGCTGATACCAAGTTGGTCTGACCCGATAGCCATGCGAGAACTCTTGCCTCAATCTGAGACGAGTCGCAGTTGATGACCATGTAGCCGTCAGGAGCGACAACAGCATTTTTGAGTGCCTTTTTCTTCTTGTCACGACTCGGCAAGTTTTGGAAGTTAACCTTGTCCGACCCCGACCACCTACCCGTATGCGCCCCGTAGTATTTGAGGGGGATGGGCAGTCTTCCTTTGTTTCTTGCTCCAATGCTAATAAAACGCTCAATTCTGCTCTCCTCAATAGTTGACTTAGTGCCAAGACGGACTGCGCACAGTTGTTGAATAAATGGGTCTTCATGCTCTGTTAAAGCGATAAAGCCCTCATCGTTTTTGGCTAGCGCAAAGGTGTCCTTGCCTGTGGTCTTACTAACCTTCATCGGTGGAGGAACTCCAAACTCCACGAGTAGACCAGCGAATTGTTTGTTACTTGCCAGCTTCTTGCGCACTGCTTCCTCGGTATCACATTCCAGTCTTTCCATTAAAGATTTGAGTAACTCGCTCTTTTCGCTGCGCACTTCGTCTAAGCGTTCCATCAGCAAAGCATCATCTACCTCAAGCACAGGGCTGGTATACATCCGTAGCGTCATGTCAATCAGCTTAAGTTCATTTAATGGAAAATCAACCGATAGTATGTCAAAAAGTTTTTTTGTTAGCTCGACATCGTTTATGCAATAACGACCATACTGCTCCAACTCACTTAAAGTGAAGCCAGTTATATATTTTCCCTGCGCATCATCGACTTCTTTGCCCTTTGCGCCAAGCTCATACTTCTCAACTAAGAACGCAAGTGAGCCACCGACATCTACACCATGCACCGCCCTAGCCATGCACAAGGTATCCACATAGATATAGGGAATGATGCCAAACTTCCACGCAAGAATTGCGCCATCAAACATCATGTTATGGCAAAGCACCATAGAGTTAGCCCAGTCGTACTGCATCAGGTGAGACTTCAACTCCTCACAAGTACCGCTAATCCATCTGGCCTCTTGGTCGTCAACCTTAACCGCAACACCGATGGTCTCAAAGCGTTTGTCCCTGATATATTCCTCAGTAGTCATACGGCGCAAAGAAAACTCTTTGTCGTAGTAAGTCTCAAAATCTAGTGTAATAAGGCTCATCTGAGTACGGCTTTCTTTCTTACTTCTACTTTTGTTTTGTTTAGATAATCTAAATGTGCTTTCATATGCTTTAATTGATCTTCATTTATAGTTGTATTACCTATTGTTAAAGAGTTTGAAGTTATTGCATTAGAAATATGTGAATTAGTATATGCTCCTAGGGTCGTGCCACCCGAAAGCGTAACGGTGCTTGGCTTTGTATACAACTTTCCCTCATCACTCGTTTCATCCACTCCAGCTAAGGCTTGCATCACTTTCTCAGTAAAACGAGCACGACCCATCTCTGTGACTTCATGTTTTAATGCTGACTTTTCTTCTTCAGTAATAACATCACTACGCAATGCTTCCATCAGCAACTTATTCCATCTAGATGAAATGTCTGTATTTATGTTGTACTGAAAGTCATCAGGACAATCTTGTATCCGCTTAAGTAGTATCTCAATCCCTGTGTTCATTTTCTTAAATACCATATTTTAAAGTTACAAAAAAGGGGAGCGCACCCGAAGGCGAACTCCCCAAGGACTAATTAATTAACAAGTAGCAGGTTTCCATGGACCGTCTACGACTGTGTCCCAACAACATATACCACCATTACCGTCAGGTGCGCATTTAGTCGCCGAAAATACATTTGTTGAAATCATTACTGCAAATAATAAAGGAATTAATTTTTTCATTTTAATTTTTCCATGTTAGCAATCTCACGATTCAGATACCATTGGGCTTTCTTCAAGTCCTCTAGTTTACGACCTTTAAAGTCTGACCGAGATACATACTTAACTACATTGCCAAGGTTATAGTTAAGAGACTTTGCCTCGATGTAATCTATAGTCTCGATCCCGCCTGTGACATAGTGTGTAGGGCTGTTGACATTATCTTTAGCTTCATCAACTAAGGAAGTCTTAGTTAAAGTTTTCTTAGGTCTGCCACGCTTCTTGGGTGGGTCACTAAACAATGCTAGAGACATCTGAGCATTAGGCGCAGTCGTGCTAGGTAGCTTGCTTTCTTTCTTGCTACGATATATTGCCTGATACACGCTATTGATACTTACCCCTAGATTTCTAGCCACATGAAGCGGTTTTGCATCGGGGTTTCTGCGGATATAACTTAATACTTTACTGCCTATGGTTTGCTTCTTTTTCATTTACTTCTCCCTGTTAGATAAAATCATCTTTGTTGAACTTCTTTAAAAACAACTCTTTGAACTTCTCTTTTGCTCGTTTTTCAGTCGAGCCTACTGCATTTCTAGTTACTCCTAATTCATCAGCTACTTCTTGTTGCGTCTTATCATAAGCACTCCTATCATAAGGTTCGTCATCATCTACTTCTACCATCCCAAAGAAAGGGACTGGCTCAAGTCTTTTAGTCATTTGTTTTCCTTGTGCGTTTGACTGTTTTAATCCCGACTTCGGGTTCTTTTTTAGTTCGTGCTTCTAGCATTGCATCTGCTATTTCCCATACTTCTTTCATATCAAATACACTAGCCCTACTTAGCAAACCATTTAATGCAAACATGGCAAAACAATCTCTTAGGTCTTGGTCATTCATCTTTCATCTCACGATTCTTCTTAAATAAATAGTCGTTACGCACTTCAGATGGTGGCACGAACCCATACTTCTTAAATGTTTTCATTACATCAGAGCCAGTAGTCCAAACAAACTTAGAGTCCTTGTCAGTAGCCATAGGCAACTTCTTAGGTACTTCTTCGTCTCTAACTGCTCTTAAACCACGCAAACTAATTATTGGTTTCATTATTTTCTCCCTGTCTAATAAGTCGTTTTACATCACCTCGAAAATTCATCCATGCTCGCCCATCGCTAGGTGTAACAGGAATAGTTAACTTAATCCCTTTGGGTGAAACAACTTGCCAATGACGCTTGCGTCTTAGTGGTTGCCACCCCTTCTCTAACAATTCACAAACTAATGAATCTACATTTTTGTCGGCACTGTATTTACCCATGATTCAATTAACTCCCTTAACTGTGAGACATTCGTCTCGTTAATCACTAATGCAAGACCGCCCATTCCCTCAATCCTTTTGAGATTAAATTCTTGTAAGGCTGTCGTCTTGCCCTTTCCAGCTTTTGCTTCAACACCAATAAAGAAACCCTTATAGCAAGCAACAATATCAGGCGCACCATTAGACCCAAAGCCTGTGCCAATCGGCTGAATGAAGTAAGCACCCATAGAATCTAGGCACTCCTTTATTCGTTTCTTAACCTTTGCTTCGGGTGTCATTGCCATCATTCTTCCTTATATAAGACTTCACCAACTAGGGAATCCAACTCTTTGCTTTCAATCACAACTACAAAGTATGTATCACTAGCCCTCCACCCTATGTCATTCATATGCGCTGCGCTATTGTTTTGCATCAGTGAATGAACTCCAAAATCACGCCTAAACTCATCGTGTAATGCAACATCAGGAGACGCTAAGACCATAGTTAACTTGTATTTAATACAGTCAGGCAAAGACTCAGCGGTATACATCCGAGATTTACCATTCCCAAGAAAAACTGTATGGTCATCACCAATTCTGCGTAACGGAACACGATAAAGAGACC